TTCCCGTTCTCAGCCAAGTCTCATTTACATTGCACTTTTCACATATTAAGGAAATCGCAGAACTGCTAGGGGTGTTTTTTCCTGTTTCATAGCAGGCAATATTCCCTCTGGAAGTTCCTATCTTATCAGCAAATTCTTGCTGTGTGAGACCCAGAGCAGAACGTATTTTTTTTATTCTTCGATTCATCCCATCACCTCTCTTCTGATTCACATTATATAGGTATAACAAAAGAAAGTCAATAAAAAATGTTGTTTAACAACAAAAAGCCTTGACAAATGAAGTTAAACAACATATTATTGTAGTGTAACAACAATCACGATTCAAAGAAAGGAGGAAACATGAAGCGAAAAAGAGAAAGAGAAATACTCCATAACTATATGGAATTATTGGCTCGTAACTATGAAAAAATGGAGCCTAACGAGATGTCAAGCTCCATTTGTGAGATTTACAACTCCTTAAATAGGACTGTTGATAATTCCGGCCGTTGGAAGTTTGCGTTTGCAGCCGTGAATACGATTGTATGTATCCTTATACTTGCTGTAAATCTGCTCAGGCGTAAGGCCTGACAAATCCTGATTCTGTAAATAGAGCAGCGCCAATGCTTCAGTTTCAGATTCAGGAAATGACCTAAGTATTACATTATCAGACATTATTCCACCTCCCTTCTGGGAGGATTATACCACAAGCATAGGAGGTGATAACAGGAATGAGTGAAGAACAAAAAAAACTTATTGATGAAACAGTAGATAACCTGCGACATCTCAATAAGGAAAGTCTTTTGATTGTGAAAAGCGGTACGGAAATGCTAAAAGCCCGTGATGCTATGGATAAGCAGGATCAGGAAGCTGACAAGGAGGTGAGTTAGGTGGAATATCCAAAGCAGATTATGAACAAGAAGGAACTTTCCGGCATGGGGTTCCCCGAAGCATATCTGATGCGGGCCTTTTCTCAGCCCGGCCAGACATTCGCCTGGAGGCAGAACCCGGCAAATCGGACAAGCCCGATCTTGTTTGATACAGCGGGGTTCGAGCGTTGGAGACTGGACGACTGCAAAACACAGGAAAAGGCAAGAAAACAGAGGGCGGTGGTAGCATGATAGCGTACTGCAAAGAGTGTCTGCACTTCCGCTACTGCATAGAGCGGAGCAGAGATATACCATGCACAAGTTATGAGAGGAGGAAAAGGAGTGAAGGAATTAAGCGTAATAAACCCGAGGAGGACAAGCCTGGTATTGTATCGGGCAGAGAGGAAAAAGCCCAGACGGGTGAGAATGTACAGACAGATCATTAAAAAGCTGTCATTTATCTGCGGATTAGAATTCGGGGTTATCTCAGTGCTGGCCGTGATGAATTACATTCTTCAGGCTGGCTCGATATGGTAATGCCCCACCCGAACGACTACACCGGGCAGGGCGGATATGAAAATACACAACATTATATTAACACAAGAAAGGAGTAAAAACAATGAAGAAATGTGCAAATTATCAGGTGTTGATTGAAGCTACTGAGAGATATGTTAATTGTGCGAAATACCCTACGGTTGAGGATATGTGTTCAATCTTAGGGATTGAGGTTGAAAAGCAGAAAAAGGATGAAGAGGATGTATAACTACCGCTGCGACAGCTGCGGGGCGTATCTGGATCCCGGAGAGCGTTGCACCTGCAGCGGAACGCATGAGAAAAACCTTCAGATGGTAGACGAGCTGCTTTCCGAGGAACAGGACGGCCAGATGATGTTAAAGGAGGCACTGGAGAATGGAACACATACCAGGTTACGACGCATGGAAGACTACCCCTCCGGATGATCCCGCACCTGTTGCGCACTGTGATATCTGTGGAGAACCGATCTATGAAGGAGATTATCTGACTGATATACAGGGTGAGAAGTGGTGTGATGAATGTCTAAAGGAGATAAGGAGGATCGTATGACATTAAAAGAAAAGCTGTCGAAAATACAGCAGGAAATGAAAGCACCCAAAAATCTATACAATTCTTTTGGAAAATACAATTACAGAAATGCCGAGAGCATTCTCGAGGCATTCAAACCATTTGAGGACAAGTACAACGTTCTTATGGTTGTCTATGATGATGTCGTTCAGGTTGGTGATCGGATATATATCAAATCAATCGCTGAACTACTTGACTGTGAGTCTGATGACGCTATTAAGGCTCACGCTTATGCCAGAGAATCCGTTGAAAAGAAAGGCATGGACGATAGCCAGATTACCGGCACAGCAAGCTCATATGCCAGAAAATATGCCTTGAACGGTCTGTTTCTTCTGGACGACACGAAAGATGCTGATACAGACGAATACAAGAATCAGGAAAAGAAAGGGCAGGAGGACAGCAAGGCTGAAGCTAAACGTATCACAGTAAAACGAGAGACTATCAAGAGTATATGCAAGGATCACGGTCTTGAACCTGAGATGATCTGTTCTATGAACGGATATGATTGGTCACACATGACTGAGACGCAACTCGAAAATATGATCGGATCATTGGAAAAGAAGTTCGGTGGTAAGAAATGATCTACTTAAAAACCAGAATCCGGATGCCGGAATACATCAAAGAAAGCATCAAAGCACTTGTCGGGAATATATCAGACAAGGATCTTGATGTGGTAATTCGAAAGCATCAGGAGGAAAAGACAGATAATCAGCGGAAATACTTCTGGGCTCTTGTAGGAGAAATCCGAATGGCTATGAAGCATGGTACGACGGAGAATGATGTATACCTGTCAATACTAAGGGATTACGGAGTGTCTGAATGGATCGCTCTTCCAGAAGATCAAGTGTGCATAGCAAAAAGCTATTACAGAATTGTAGAGGATAAAGGCGGTACAGTGTTACGGACACCGAGCGGAAAAGAGTTAGAAGTCAGACAACTTAAGTGTTGGAAGGGACTTAGTTCTTATACGACTGAAGAGGCGTGTGTGCTTATAGATGGAGCGATAGAAGAGTGCAAGGCTCTCGGGCTTGAAACAGATACACCGGATGAAATAGCAAGAATGAAACAGCAGTGGGGTGTAGACATTGGCTAAGAGATTGAAAAGTGTATTCACAGATGATATGGAACATTGCTATTTTACAGGACTTCCCGAACCACATATACACCACATTTTCCCGGGAATCCGTAGGAGACTGTCAGAAAAATACGGTTTTGTGATCCCGCTTGCACCATATCTCCATGTGTGTGCAAAAGGCAGTGTACATGAGAACCCGAATCACGGACTTGACCTGCAGCTAAAGCAGAAAGCACAAAGGTATTTTGAAGAGAATATCGGAGACAGGGATGAGTTCCGGAAGATATTCGGGAAGTCCTGGTTATAGATATCCGCGCAGCGACTACCCGGCTGCTGCGTTGATATATAGCACCAACTATGGCAGACGGTATGTCACGGTACTAAGTAAGCCATGATGATTCTCCCCGGCAACTCCGGGGAGAGAAAGGAGGAACATGGGGAAATTATTTGAACAGGCAAAGGAATACTTTGACCGGATCCCGGACGGGCATAGAAATGCAATACAGCGTCCCTGGAACCGCGTGGTAGACCGGAGCCTGCGCAAGATGATAGAGAGAGCAAACAATAACGGGGACTGCATAATAAACGTCGGAAACGGAATATACAGGCCGATTCCCGGCGATCCGGTGGACGAGAAAGAGCTGAATGAGTATCTCGGAAAAGAACTTCACCGGGCAAGAGCAATACAGATTAAACGGCTGAGCATGAAACAGACGTTTGAAGGGTGGAGAAACAGTGCAGCATACGCTAATCATTTCAGGCAGGCTCGACAATCTGAACGATTACATAACAGCCTGCAGAACGAATCAATACAAAGGGGCGCATCTGAAAGCGAAGAACGAGCGCAAAGTACAGGCTGAAATATATGAACAGCTTGGAAGACTGAGAATCACACGTCCGGTCAGAATGCGGTATCGGTGGTATGAGAAGGACCGCCGCCGGGATCTGGACAATGTGAGTTCATTTGGCCGCAAGGTTATACAAGATGCACTTGTTCAGACTCACGTTCTGAAAAATGACGGGTGGAAAGAGATAACGGGATTTTCAGACGAGTTCTTTGTAGATGCAGATAATCCACGGATAGAGGTAGAAATCGAGGAGGTAACATGAGAGATAGCGTTCTCTTTTACCGGAGCTTTTACGATGCCTTGAAAAACATTCCTCCCGATGAGCGATTAAAAGTATATGACGCAATCATGGAATACGGAATGTATGATCGCGATCCTGATCTTGAAGGAGTATCTCTTGCAATATTCTTACTTGCAAAGCCCCAGATAGATGCAAACAATAAGCGATATGAGAATGGGTGCAAAGCAAAGAAGAAGCGAACTGTAAGCGAAACCGAAGCAAACAATAAGCAAGAATCAAGCGAGTGCGAACCTAAAGAAAAAGAAAAGGTAAAAGAAAAGGTAAAAGATAATAATAAAATATTTAAACCACCTTCGGTGGATGATGTCCGTGCCTATTGCGATGAGCGCGGAAACAATGTCGATCCTCAGTCTTTCGTTGATTTCTACGAATCAAAGGGCTGGATGATCGGGAAAAACAAAATGAAAGACTGGAAAGCCGCTGTCAGGACGTGGGAGCGCAGTGAGACCAAAACAAGGCAGGAAGGGACCGCTAAACTCACAAAGGACCATAACAACTTTGAGCGCAGACAGTACGATATGGATGCACTGGAGAGGAGTCTTCTCGGTGACGGATGAACAGCTTAGAAAGATATATTTTCCAATTGCGCAATCATGGAAGATGATAAGAGAGTTCTGTAATGCGACAGGGACTCCTATCGAGTGTTACAAAGTGCAGGAGCAGGCGAAGGACATTTATGAAAAATCAGGCAAGACAAAGTTTGCCGAAGAAATAATTTCCGCTGCGGTTAATGAGATTGACCGGATCATGCGGGAAAATGAAGGAGATTGAGATGAGCAAATTTGAAGTAGGAGATCTGGTAAAAGGATTACCGGAATCAAATAAATATGGAATTACCAACGAGAATATGACAAAAGGTGTAGTACGGAAAATCACGGAAGGTGGAATAGTTGTAAGGGTTCTTGAACATAAGCTTGGATATTCTGGAAAGTTTGAAGTGGATCCTGAGGTGTTTGAGAAAATCGGACATCTTGAACCATTCGACAGAGAGAAGTTTTTTGAACTGCTGAAGGAGAGCAAAGCGAAGGCGGCAGAGTACCTGAGCGGTGCCGACCTGAGCGGTGCCGACCTGAGCGGTGCCGACCTGAGCGGTGCCAACCTGAGACGTGCCAACCTGAGCGGATCACAGGGCTTGTTGGATGCGATTAATTTCATGGAGGCACACTTTGAGCGGACAGACGAGGGATACATAGTATACAAGACTTTCGGTGAGAATTACAGTGCGCCGGAGTCATGGAAAATCGAACCGGGAGAGATCATCGAGGAAACGGTGAATTGTGACAGGACTACAGAATGTGGATGCGGAATCAATGTCGCGCCTATTGAATGGGTTAGAAAATACGGATGTAATCAGCCGTATAAGTTACTGATCCGGTGGGAATGGTTGCCGGGCGTAGTCGTATCGTACAACACAGACGGCAAGATTAGGTGCAGTAAGGCACAAATTCTGGAGGCGGTGAAATAATGGCACATATACTGAAATACAGCAGTTCCGGCAGGATGAAAATTTCTGCCGGATACAAGCCGGGGAACATGGCGGCGTTCATGTACGGTAGCACGAAGCGGAAGAAAAAGAAGAAGGTGAAAGGGAAATGATGGACTTTGGATTCTACAACATGGACTGCATGGATGGAATGAAAGACTTTCCTGATAATTTTTTTGATATAGCAGTTGTAGACCCTCCATATTTTTCTGGTCCGGAGAAAAGAAAATTCTACGGAAGAAAAGTAAGTCCTATCGGAGTACAACGAGTTTACGAAAAAATGAATGAGTGGGAAATCCCTGGCAAAGAATATTTTGACGAACTGGCCAGAGTTTCAAAAAATCAAATTATATGGGGATGTAATTACTTCGATTACCATTTCGGTTCAGGCCGCATAGTTTGGGATAAATGCAATGGATCGTCTTCATTTTCTGATTGTGAAATAGCGTACTGCAGTCTTCACGATTCTGTAAGGCTGTTTCGATACATGTGGAACGGGATGATGCAGGGAAAAAGTATAGAATATGGATGGATTCAGCAAGGGAATAAGAAACTGAACGAGAAGCGTATTCATCCAACACAGAAGCCAATAAACTTGTACCGCTGGATTACAAATAATTACATAAAACCCGGATGGAAAGTTTTGGATACACATGTTGGAAGTGCAAGCAGCCTGATCGCATACCGCGAAGCAGGTCTCCAATATGTCGGATTTGAGAAAGATAAAAAAATATATGAAAAATCGTTACAGCGATTAAGAGATGAAACAATGCAAGAGAGCACGAAACGAAAAAGCCGTAGAGAGTTTGAGAAAGATAGGAAAAACTCGATATGATGCTGAGAAATTTGAAATGGTAATGCTGATGAATGATAATTCCAAAATGCGAAGGATGACAGAATTATGTATGCAGAAAAAAAGTATGGTCGTGAACCCGATTATCGACTGGACGGATACGGAAATATGGGAGTTCATACGATCCGAAGGAATTAAAGTATGTGATCTCTATGACTGCGGATATGACCGCGTGGGCTGCGTCGGCTGCCCAATGGCAGGGAAGAAACGGTATCGGGAGTTTGCAGACTTTCCGCAGTACAAAAAACTATACTTACATGCATTCGACAGAATGTTGAAGGAACGAGCCCGTCGCGGGAAGGAAAGTACCTGGAGCAACGCCGAGGAGGTTTTCCTTTGGTGGATGGAGGACGACAACATTCCGGGTCAGATGAACATTGAGGATTTTCCGGAGGTAATGACGTGAAAGATTTAATTATAGACTGCTTCGCCGGCGGAGGCGGGGCAAGTGTAGGAATAGAGATGGCGCTTGGGCGGCCGGTTGATATTGCAATCAACCATGATCCGGATGCGATCCTGATGCACAAGACAAACCATCCGGACACGCTGCATCTGACTGAGGATATCTTCCGTGTCGACCTGAAGAAATATGTAAAAGGCCGGCACGTGGCTCTGATGTGGGCGTCGCCAGACTGTACAAGCCATAGTAAGGCAAAAGGCGGGAAGCCACGGGAAAGAGGGCTGAGGATTCTTCCGTGGGCTGTATATAAGCATGCAAAAACAATTCTGCCGGATGTGATCCTGATGGAGAACGTGGAAGAAATACAGCAGTGGGGACCGCTAGACGAAGAAGGACATCCAATCAAAGAGCGACAGGGAGAAGACTATCGGAAGTTTATTACAGCTATGAAGTCGCTCGGATATGTGGTTGACTGCCGGGAGCTTGTTGCAGCAGACTATGGAGCACCAACGACACGGAAACGCTGGTATGCAATATTCCGGCGTGATGGTCGGGAGATTGTCTGGCCGGTACCGACACACTTCAGGGATAGAGAGCCACGGTGGAAATCCTGTGGGGATTACATAGACTGGTCAGACCTGGGACGATCTATATTTGACCGGAAAAAGCCGCTGGCAGATGCGACAATGAAGCGGATCGCAAACGGGATCCGGAAATACATCATTGATAATCCGTCTCCCTACATCGTGAGAAACAAAGAGGCGGTTGTCTTCCTAATCCAGTACCACGGGGAAACAAAAGCGGGAGATTCCCGGGGGCAGTTCCTGACAGATCCGATCAAGACCATAGATACCAGCAACCGGTACGGACTTGTCACAGCGTTTATTACAAAGTTTTATAAGTCTGGTACCGGGCAAAAATGCAATGAACCATTGCACACAATAACAACATCTCCGGGACATTTTGGACTGATATCCGCATTCCTGATCAAGTATTACGGATCAGGCGAAAGCTGTCAGAGTGTTGACAGACCTCTGGACACGATCACTACGAAGGACCGGTTCGGGCTGGTCAATGTGGTACTGGATATTCAGGGAGAAAAGTACATTCTAAAGGATATCTTTCTAAGGATGTTGAAACCGGAAGAATTGAAAGTGATGCAGGGATTCCCGAAAGACTACATAATCGACCGGGATTACAACTGGAAGCCGTACCCGATTGCAAAGCAGGTGGCGCGGATCGGAAACAGTGTGGTGCCGATCATGGCACAGAAACTGGTGGAAGCGAACTGTCCATATCTGAAAGCCGGGGAAAGGGTTCCGAACTTCAGAACGGAGGAAGAGGAAACCGGGCAGATTAAGTTTGCTTAAGTTATTCATAAATCCGGCTATATATGACCGATATAGCCGGAAGTGGCTATAAAACAGAACAAACGAAAGGAGAGCGGAGATGGACACGGAAACAATGATCAGAGAGCTGGAAAGGGTAGAAGAGAATCACAAGGACGATAGAGTGTTTACAGGCCAGCTCAATATAGCAGAAATGGCGCACGATGTCAGATTGCGGCTTGAAGAGCTGAAACCATACGAGGACACCAGTCTCACCCCGGAGCAGATCCAGTTGCTGAAGGAGCGGGATAATCCTTGCAAGGTTGAGCTTGACGCAGGGGTTCCGAGATGCCCGGTATGTGGACGCAAGGTAGTAAAATGTTATATCTTTTGCCCGGACTGCGGGCAGATGCTATTGACGTAGGAGGAATGACGATGCTAAAAGGAAAAAGTTTCGGTGCTTGCGTATCGAAAGAAAGATGCGTAGAGATCCTGACAGAAGAAATTCAAGATCTTCTTCCGCCGGAAAAACGGGAGGATTATGAAAGATCAGTAGATCGGGTGCTGTATGAATTTAAAAAGTTGGACGGCGCAAAACCGAAATACAACAAAGGAAAACACATAAATGACTGGTACACATGCAGGCATTGTGGGGGCTCTGTAGATGTCGGACATAATTATTGCGCGAACTGTGGCTATCAGCTACTGTGGGATGGAACAAGGTGTATGACAGACCGGAAGGAGAACAGAGCAAAATGAAGATATTTGAAGGTGAAAGGACTGACAGATTTGGAAACTATCCCGCCATGTGGATAAAAGGCAAGGACGCAAACCCACAAAAAATACATGAAGAACTGTACAGGAGATACGGTGGGCAGGGGTACAAATTCGCAATAGTGTTTGACTGTTCCGCAGACGAGTGGGAGGATCCAGAAAAGGAAACGCCAGTATATTTTCTTGACACTATACTGGATGAAATAATCAGCTATTGCGGATTGGAAGAGGTAAGAAGGAGGTTGGATGAACTGACATGCAGTTAGAAAAGATTCTGGAAGAGATAGATCAGGAAAAGAAGAATGCGGCATTATCGATTAGACATACAACAGGATATAAAGCAGGGCAAATTCGCATGGCAGAAAGAATCGAGGAGATCATCCGCAAGCACATGAATGACGGCTGGATCCCGGTGGAGGAGCGGCTGCCAGACAATAACGAAAATGTCCTTGTTACTACTGATATGGGATTAATTACGTCCGGATATATAGCACATGGCACATGGATAACAGATCAAGAGCCGGATTACCCTATTGCCTGGCGTCCTCTTCCAGAGCCGTACCGACCGGAAAGGAGCATGAATTGACTCAAAAAGAAAAGGAGATATGCAAAAAATACAGCGCAAGAGATGAGAACGGATTTGTACATTGCAAAGAGTGTCCTCTTGTAGTAGATTCGGACGGATTTATGTGCAAGGCAAATTCCAGATACAGCCGGAAGACAAAAGAGTGGGAAAGGAGCGATAACCATGACGGAGAATGAAGAAATCAAGAAAGTTATTAACGGATTGAACTTTTTGAAAGAAAAGCTTTACAACGGGATTTACGCGGATAGACTTGATT